ATTGGCGGTGGTGCTGCTGGTATTTTTGGTTTACTTCCTAATCCACACATGACGAAACTCCTATGACGTTATGTATGGATTTTATGGCTGACTAGGAAATGCAAACGCACCCTAATAATTGGATAGTGGGTCATACTCTCTGTTGCTATTATTGACTGCACCATGCGCAAACTTCTCTATCGCGCTACGTGGTTTTTTAACGACCGGCATAGCAAACGATAATGCCAAAGCATCACCACGATTAGGCGAAGGTAAGCCACGGTCTTTCATATCTTTTTTTGATTCAAGCTGAATTTTGCCATCCATTCTAGGAACGGTTTCAGGTCCAATCAAGTCTTGATAAAGCTCATCATCGTTTTTATCAATTGCACCGCCTGATTTCAGCCAATCCCTTGTAAGTTTCCACATTTCTGCACGCTTGTTTAAATAACCTGGGTCACTAGATGCAGCACCAAACCATACAATATGCCAATCACGGCCTAAAGTTCTGCCGCCAGATATAATGCCTGTACCATAACCGCCATCTACAAACACTGCATCAGCTTGGTGTTCATCCTCTAATCGCATAAGTAAATTAGCTACGTGCATATCATTATCGTTTTTAGGAATTGTTTTAAGCACCTCAAAACGCAAGCCTTGTCTTTTAGCGATAACCAATTCATCATCACCTGACCAAGCAGGATCACAAGTTAAAATAATCGGTGCAAAATCATATTGATCTTTGCGCAGCTCGCGGCCTCGCGCAGCATCAACATCTTCACCACCTATGAACTGCATAGCTGATTGCGATGGAAATTGACCGCGCACCCTGATTTTGAAGAAGTCACTGTCTTCACCATGGTCTTGTTCCCACTGTGCAATTTTTTGTTTATTTGTACCTGGCACTGTACGGCTATCAATTTGTTTTGTTATCCAGCGATGCCTATACCTTCTAAAGCATTCTCTGAATCTACCGCTATTTAATGTGGGGTTTCCAAATACAATCCAAATAATAATTGTGTTTTCATCAGTTAATGCGCCTTCAGTAACTTCCCAAACCTTATCGTGTATCTTTGATGCTTCATCAAATAAAACAACAATGATTTTGTTTTTGTTGTGCAAGCCTGCAAAAGCTTCAGTGTTATGTTCTGACCACGGCACAAAGTCTTGCCGCCATGAATCTTTATGCTTATCGTCTTTGGCTTTAATAGAAGTGGCTTGCACATCAAACCAGTGTGAAGTAATAGACAATCGAAACCATTTACTTATTTCAGGAACGGTTTTTGTTTTTAACTGAGTGTCGGTGTTGGCTGTTGTAACAATACGCGCATCATCAAAACAACTCATCGCCCAATTGCTTATCATGCCCATGCCAGCTGATTTACCTATACCGTGGCCTGATGACACAGCTATCTGTAATGGTTGATAGCGAGATTCTGGATTAGCAAGATGGTTTTTTATTTCAGTGAATATGTCGGCTTGCCATTCTCTAGGGCCAGTTAAACCTTTTAACTCACCATAACCCCAATCCCATGCAAAATTAGCCCATGACAAAGGATCAAACTGGCTTAATGCAGCTTGATTGATAATATCTAAATCTACATCCTGCTTAGCCTTCAACTTTTACCTTATCCTTCGCTCTGCTTAAACGCTCTGCTAGAGATTCGCTAACTTCAACTTCTATCTTGTCAGTAAACAACTTCAAATGCTTACCAAGTAATTCATAACCTTTCAACGCTGAAGATGCATTAAATACATACTCGCCTGTTTCATTACCATCTTTATCACGCACAGGCTCAGCTTGTTCGCAACGTTCTATCACCCTTGTAATGCCAGTTAGCACATAATCAGAGTTAACTTCAATACGTTTTGCCCTTTTATCCATTTCAACCTGTATAGCTTCTGCTATCATAAGTTTTGATAAGTTTTGTGCGCCTATCTCTTGTGCTGTCTTTTTACTATATCCAGCACGAATAGCCGCCTGAGTAGCATTCAAGTCAATGAGATACTCTTTAACAAACAACTCCTGCTTTTTGGTTAACTTAGCCATAAAAACACCCTACTCTCTACACTCAAACATCAACGCACCCATTTAATTGCACCACGTTCTATAACTAAGAATATCTCTCACAGTCCTAATACTCACTTTAGCAAGCTTTGATAGGCGCTTGTAACCCCACTGAAACACTTCATGCAGATGCCTAAGCATATCTACCTGATTTGAAGTTAACTTGTGCTTGTGATGCGATTCACCGTATCTTGAATTTTTCATGCTATTCACTCCTTAACCTATCAGGCAAAATTACCTCGTCACCACTAAAAACCATTTCATGCGCAAACTTCTTTGCACCACCAGGCAGATGTACTAAGTAGCCTTGATTCTTAATCACGGTGTAGCAGCACTTAATACCGTTCACGATAATGACTTCTGAATCAGTCCAGCTTGATGTTTTATTGTTGAAAATGGCTTCTAGCTGTTTGTTCATCTAAAACATCCCCATCGTTGATCCAATGTAAACAGGCGGCGATGCTTTCTTCCCCTGACCAGTGTGATAACTACCTGCAGTTACCTTTGTTATGTTGCCTTCGCGCTTAATTTCCTCTTTCTTAGCCTTTGCTGGGTCTTTTTGCCTAACGTAATGTTCTGGTTTGTAGGTTTTAACAAGCGCCTTCACAACTACACTTCTTGACCTTCCATTAGCTTTAAGGCCCACCCCTTCCATTACGCCCTCTAGCTTCATTAGGTAATACTGCTGATAGAAAGCGTTATATTTCATATCAGGGCCATGCATCTTCTGTATTTCTACTAACTCAATTGGTTGTTGTGAAGCAGCAACGATTGATTTTCTTATTTCTAAGGTTCGCTCTGAGATCCCTTTTTTATGCCAACTCACGCTGCTAACCTTTCCTGCTTCAATTCGATAACCGTTGCACTCTGCTCTTTGTTGTAACCGCGCTTGATAGTGATTGGCTCAAATAGTTTGTCGTCTATGTTTAATGCTCTGGCCACACCATCCAAATTAGCCTTGATACAAGCCAGTAAGTTATCTAAATCACGATGGCGTTTATCGCTTTGGATAAATGTCACGATTAGTGCTATTGGCTCTGGTTTAAACTTCACACCAACTGCTACCAGTTTTGTGCGATAAAACGCTTCACTGAATGCCGCATCTTTCTCGCCTTTTGTCTTGCTCCAATGCGTACCATTTTTACGGTTAGGCATTAATGCTTTGCTTGGGTAAGGTAATTCGATAATCACGCTATCAAACCTTTCACTCTCTCTAATAATTCCAACTCTGTGCCAAACTTCTCTTCAAAGGTTTTCTTGCCTGCATGCAATGCCACGCCATGCCCACCAGTACGATGATGTATATGGCATAGCGGAATAACATTAAAATTGGTATTTCGCTGGCCCATGCCCATTCCTGAGCGCACATGGTGAATTTCTGCTGGCATCCTGCAAATGATGCAGCCTATTGCGGCCACTTTTCCCAAGTGTTGGCGTTCGATTGCTTTCATGCGGCTAACAATTCATTGTGCACTTCACCTTCATAGTGCCCGGCATTAATGCGCCTACGAACCTCGTTAACTGCATCAATCATTTCATTCTTTGATACAACCTCAACGTGCATATCGTGAACATCTAACGCCTCGCTGATTTTGTGCATATCAGGGCCATAGAAACCAATCTTTCCAGTGTTCTTAGCGCGTTGAATCGTTCTGAAAATTGAATCTTTAGCGACTATCAATAAATCTAAATACTCGCTACCTATTCCGCTCTCTGCCAATACGATTGATATGTTGATCGCGCCTGCAATCATTCCTAACTGGTCCGGTGTTCCAGTGCCTTTTTTAACCGATGCGAATGAAGAGTAATAGCCAACACCTAATTCAGTTCTTTGGTCTGCTTCTAATGGTTGTGCGTCTGAAATAACGTTTATAAAAGCTGTGCCATTCACTTTGATTTTGTTCGGGTTGTATTTTTTGTTTCTAGTTTTTTTCATTAGTGGTCATATCCAAAAGTTACTGTTGCTGTGATAGCGAAAGCGGATAACCAGTAAGCTACATCCGCATAGTTGCCATGCATTAACCAACGTGCGCTATTGAGT